AGTATGTCCGTTAACTTCACTATAAGATATTTTTACAAAAGTAACAAATTTTTAGCCTAATTCACATTGCTTTGCAATCTAAACAATCCAACCTCGCTTCGGTTTTGCATATTTGGTGTATATAGCATAACGCATAGCATCCATCAAGTGGTCACGAAACTTAACAGGCTCATCCATTGTATTGCCATCGTGATCCGTTTTCCATTTATAGTTTTTAATCTCATCTAGTAAATCTAAAGATTCTGATTTTATAAATATCGGAAATGATTTTACCTTGTTTACTCCTGCAAAAACATCTTTAGCTGCTAGTTTAAGATTAAACCCAGCTTTATTTACTTCGGCTATTGTTTTGGGTTCTGCTGGATCTGCGAATATGTCGTCTCTACGAGATAAGCCTAAGGATTTCATCCTATCAATCAAAAGTGAGGTAGACATCTTAGTATCATATATCATTTGCTCCACATATATGTCACCATCGAAGTTTTTACACCTTACTAGGGCAGTTTGGTGGTTAAAGCCAAAGTCAAGGCCATAAAACACATCTCCACCCTCAGGGAAGTTTCTTCTTCTTCTCCAATGCGAATAAATCGTTGCTTCACTAATTGCCCTTTCCCCTAATCCGTAAACTCTCCAATATTCGTGGTCAGCTTCTCGTAGTCTTTCAATCTCTGCAATAATGGTCTTGTCTAAAAATGGGTTGTCCTTATAAGTCGTAATCGTAAAGTCAGTATCTTCTCTAGGAATGACTTTGTCATAAATCCAGGAGTAATAATCAGATGGGTTATAGTCTAAAACGATTTTATCGGTAGTTCTTAGTGCTAATTGCATCCAAGATTCGTAATTCACCTCATTTGCCTCGTTTATAAACAAATAATGCCTTTTACGACCTCTAATCTTCTGAGGTTGGTCGGTAGAGACAAATTCTACCGTATTTCCATTTAGGAAATATAAATTCTCTGATTTATTGTGTTTCTCCTCCGAGTATAGCCCATATTTAGACAATATCTCAATAAAGTCCCTCATAACGGAACCTTTGATGCTCGGTAGGGATGAACGGCAAATAGTTAAGGTTTTCCCCTTCTCTTGTAAGAGCTTTACTATAAACCAAGTAAGTACGTTGTATGTTTTACCTGACCTCGTTCCTCCTTGCATCACAGAAATTCTCTTCTTAGATTCGTTCAATATCTGAAAGACGACATTGGTGGTTACTTCCATAGAAATAAATTAAAATTTTTGGTTTGCTCAAGTCAAAGCTAATACTTTTCGTTTTATAGGAAGGTAGGGGTATCAATCAGTAAAGTTCCTTATATGAATCAAAAATCGACATATTTGACCTATATAAGACACATTAGTGATTGATATAAGTCAAAAAGTCAAGCTATAGGTTTACTTTTTTCAAAGAATTAGTAGTAATACTACCTAATGTAACCAAATTGGTAACATAGCTAAAAAGCAAATAGAGACGATTTAAGACACTCTATGTCATTTTGGATAGATAGTACTACTCTATAATAGAAAGTGTCTGTATAAGCCTTAAAATGCCATTTAAACACTATTCCTCGTAATTACCAGCTTCATTCTCTAATTCTACCTCCTTATCATACTCGTAAAGTGGTATATCTTGGATATTCGCAGCTTCAGTAGCAGGAACTACAAAGCCACTATCTTCTAGTTGCATATTCTCATATCCTTCGGATCTATTCTCATCACCATCTAGCTTTGGAACATCATCAACGTGGTTAGCCTTTAAGACGTTCACAGTAATCTGCTTCACCACATCACCTTCGTGAGCAACCTCTTGTCTTTCGATGTATCCTCTACGCTTACCTTTTGTCTTTAGTAAGAACATTGTAGCAAGTGTATCACCCTTAGCAATACGTTCCATCAGTTTATGTTCACCAAAGTCTAACATTATCTCCTCAGGTTCTATTTCAGCTAACTTTCTAGCAAACTCAGGATCATTCTTAACCCATACGTTATACGATGACCTAGATACCCCAGCTGATTCACAAGAGATGGTTATGTTACCGAAGTTTTCCTTGTAAGCTATGATAAAAGCTTCTTTAGTGATGTCTTTGAATTCTGCATTCATATTATTTGGTTTTTAGCTTATTTCTTCTGTTAATTGCCTTCATATCGCTTTTGTACCTCTTTTTAGCCTCTTCACTAGCCTTAATTCTATTTTGCTTGTCTATGTTAGGAGTTACACTAGAAGGTCTATTTAAGCTTCTATTGTAGTCTAATGGCAATTCAACCTTATGGTAGCTCATAGCTCCTGTGTCAGTTCCTAGTTTATACCTTTTGTCTAATTCTCTTTTTGGTGTATTCATATTAAATTTTATTATAATAGGTTATATAGAAAAATAAAAAAAATCAAATGTCAAAAATGGTTAAGTCTTTGTTTTATATCAGAATAATGAAGGGCCCAAGGCTTAGTGTACTTTTTACACACTAAAAAATGTGGTAGGGGGTGCCTATAGCCCAATACCTTTTTTGTGCATATCTAAGTAACTGATAATCAATAGTCCTTTTGTCTTATAATTACCATTATGTTAAATAGAGCCCTAATTCCTACGCTAAATTAATGTATTTTACTTTATTGATAGTTTACGCAAGGTTAGGCCAAAAGTAACAAACAGGCTTTAATACTTTTATTCAATTTACTTTACTATACACTAATATAATAGGTAATATAAACTACAGTATATAATATACTAATATATTGATAAATGAAACATACTATAATATATCCCTTTACTAATATATACCAGGATCAATACTTAGTGTATTAAATACACATTATAATTGTAACATTTCCTTAACAAATAACTTAACAAAGTTTAACATTGTTTCACATTAATATGTATCTTTATGTCTCAATAAAACCACTAACAATGATCTACTTATTCGCTGCTCAGCTTATTTTATTTTGTATTCTTATCGCCAATGTCGGTAAGTTACTTATTACCTTAATCATTAAAAACTATTAACAATGACACACATCACACTATTTGAATTTATCCTATTAAGTGCTGCTAGTATCTTACTATATGCACTAATTAAAACTATTTACCAATCATTTAAAAAATAACACAATGAAAACAAACTACAAAATCTATGCGAGTTCTAGGTATGGCAAGGAACTAATTGACGAGGCTAAGACATTACAAGAGGCCCAATATTTAGCCAATGAATACCGCCTAGCATATGGCCCAGAATTTACAATATATATAAAATAACCTTTAAACAAACACACAATGAAAACAGTATTTAGTAACTCAGATTTAGCACACAAATTTGCCGAGCAATCACAAAACGAGGGCCGAGGATCGGGCGGCTCATTCTTTTTTCGTGGCGCGGTTCTTTATTCTTATGGCTCTCATTTCCCAATATGTAAGTTTGTAGAGGATAATAACGGCGAAAGCGTTTTATTGTTTACCACTCGTTCTTATTCTAATTCAACAGCTAAGCACATAAACTTAGCACGAAACGCGACAAGCCATATAAAAAAGATATTTTGTAACAACCCTGAAGCTACACACGATGACAATTTTAAAGCGTGGATAAATAGCGCTGAAACCTCGGCAACAAAATTGGCAAAAGCTAAAAAACCCGAAATTTATTTAAACGAATTAAGCCACACAGCAAGAGAGGCTAATAAATACGCACATTTTTTTAGTATCGTTATCCCTGAAAATTTACAAACTTTAGTGGATATAAAAGATAAAGCCGAGTTTAAAGAGTACGCAAATAAAAAAGCGGAGGCAACGGCTAAAGAGGCGCAAAGGATAATGAAAGAAAATAAAAAGAAGTTTAAAGAAAGCTTTAAAAAGTGGCTTAGCTGTGAAATTGATTATTTATATATTCGATTGGGCTTTGATTTTTTACGCTTAAACGATAATCGCGTTGAAACTACACAAGGCGTTAAAATTCCGATTGAATTAGCAAAGCGCCTATATATTAGTATAAAAGATGGAACTATAAAAGAGGGCGACAAGCTTTTAAATTATTCAGTAGATAAAATAGGAGCGCAAATAAAAATAGGTTGCCATACTTTTAAACGTTCTTATTTGCTTGAATTTGGATCTAAACTGGCCTAGGTTAACTGATGAGCTTTTAATAAGCGAAATAAAGCCCCTTTTTAGGGGTTTTATCTTAACCAATAATTATTCTATGAATATTTATGCACTTAAAAACAAGATAAAAAGGCTACAGGCTGCAAATGATCCAAAAAACAGATATTGGCTAATGTTTTTACAAGACCTTTACAATAAGGAGCTGCAAAACATAGCTGATAAAGTAACTAAGGATTTAAGCCAGGAGCAAAAAGAAAAAAGCAGCTGGGCTCAATATTTAGCTAATTAATACAGCCAATTTAAGGAGCTTATTTTTTTTGTTGATATAGTTACTCGAATAAAAAAAGATAGGCCCAAAACAGGCCCTAAAATAGGCTTAAACGTAGTTTTTAAGCACTGCAATACTATGCAAATAATCTACTTAGTGTAAAATATACACATAGTAACTATTTTGTAGTCGCAAAAACCTGCTAAAAATCCCACAGCCAAAAATCCAGCAAAAATCTTTTATGATTACCTTAACAAAAAACCTGCTAAAAATCTATAACAATAACAAAAAACCCTTAATTTCGTCAAACAAAACAAAAACCCCATCTATGAGCTTTGAATTAATCACCGTCAAGTATGGCTGCAAGTGTAGTCTAACTGGCAAAAACTTCTCACCAGGTGAGCAAGTCTATTTTAACTACCTATCAAAAACTTTCCTTGATCCTGTGTATTATGAGAATATGCAGAGCCAAATCAATTCAAGTGGAGTTCAGTCTTATTTCCAAAGGCACCAAAAACTTAATAAAGTAACCCAAAAACCCTAATAATATGTCTAAATTTGAGTTTATTACAGAAACAAATACTATCACAGGTGGAGTAAGATATTATACCGAAAAGGATGGTGAGTATGTAGATAGTTCTATTAGTGCTGACAAAGATAGTGCCTACGAAAAGTTTATAAAAGCTGCTAGTGGAGTATCTTTAAAGCCTACTAAAGAGGTAACTGAAACTATTTACTCTATAATTGAATAAGTATGCACCCTACACCAGCCCATCTAAAACAAAAAGGCCTTAAGGATTATTTTATGATAACCATAGAT